TTGAAGGCTGATTTTTTAATATCTTCTGATATTTCCTGTATAATAGCAGAAGTAACATCGGGAAATTCTTTTTTAATGTAATCGGCAGTTATATCACTCACGGAAATAGCTGCATTAATTTCTTTATTTTGTTCTTTAGACATAATCTGATTATTTATTGTTATTGATTGATTTTGTTGATTTAGTAGACCCAGAACTTCCTCATAAGTTCCAAGTGCGTCAGCCATATTTCGTTTAACTGCTTCTTTGCCAATCACTACGCCACCACCTCCAAAATCTGCTTTGATAATTTCTGGTGTAATAGATCGATATTTGGCAATTGATTCAATGAATGTGGATTCAAGATCGTCAAGTTCTCGCCTGATCTCTGCCAAACCTTCCTTGGTTTTAGGATCAGGTCGCTTTAGATTGGCATTACTTGAAACGATCTCGATATTTTTATAGCCATCCATATCAGGTTGCTCTTGAACTGGAATTGTTGTAACAACTCCAATTGATCCAACTAAAGCAGATGGATTAACAAATATCTTTTCAGTGGCAGATGCCAACCAATAAGCAGCCGATGACCCATTCCGTCCAATATAGGAATAGACTGGCTTTTTTGATCTACCTTTAAAAATCATCTCAGCCATTTCAAAAGGCCCAACTGCAACACCGCCAGGAGAGTCAATATCAAATAAAATTGATGTCACCTCGCTGTTACTTAAAGCCTCATTAAAGTCCTTAGCCAAATCTTCTAGCGAAGTACCACCAGCAAATAAGCTAAAAAGAGTTGTTCTAGCTGTTATTACTCCGTGAATTGGAATAATTGCCGTGCCATCTCTTATTGAAACCGATCTGCTATTGTTTAATGGCTTTTCTGATCTGGTAGAAAGTGATTCTTTCGATATCGCTTTCAGATAATCAGGTTCAATCGCCCAATATTTACCTATTTTAAAAAGGTCATTCATCTGCTTTTTCTAAATTGATATTGTCTTGTTTTGCCTCATTGCTAATGCCAGCTTCTTGCTTCAAGGAATGTTCCTTTAAAATTTGTGGATATTTTCTTTCCCAATCGCCACCAGTTAAAATGGCGGTTTCTTCGGCGAGTGTTGAAATGCCCATATTTACACGAAGCTCTGCTGCTTTAACTTCTTTTAGTTGATCAATCTGACCTCTTGGTGGGCCAATCCACTGAGCTCCTAAATAAGCATTTTTAATAATTGGATTATTAAAAAATCCTGGAGCTTTAAGTAAGCCTTTAGCAATAGCTTCACTTATTACCATTTCGTAAACTGGTTGGCATAATTGTATTGCTAACCAACTTCTTCTGCTTGAGAAAAACTTCCATGCTTCAACAAGAGCCGCTTGAGCTGCTGAATAGCTTGCTGTGAAATGTTTGATTAAAATTTCAAAAGGCAGTTCTAAAGCTACGCCAACTTGACGAAGTATTGCTTGTACAAAAGGATCAAATGCTTGATTTGGTCTTTTAGGATCAGCAATTTCAATATTTTCATTAGGTTGCAAATCAAGAATTGCACCTGGTGCTAATTTATAATCACTATCATCTCTTCTGCCTCCCACTTCATCGAGTGGCGTCATTGGCGCTAAACCTTCCTCATCTTCTGACTTCACAAAAACAGTGAACATGGCAGATATTACCGCTGACATGATTTCTGCTTCGGTGTAGCGATCTAATTGTTTTAAGCTTTCAATTACTGGTGCTAAATATGGAACTCCTCTTGTAAGTCCTGGTCTGATTCGGTTAAAAATATGAAATACCTGTCTATTGTCATATTTGTCAAAGGCAGGGATTTTTACATATTTTTTGCTTTTTTCAGATTGGTAATCATCTGGATGTTGGTTGCAAATATGGTAAGCAATTGGAGCTCCATTTTTATCAACCTCAACTCCAGCAATTAGCTTTTCTGTGTTAGTTTTATAATCAGGATTTGAAACTCGATCTGCTTCAACTAACTGTAAACTAAGAGCAATTAACTTATTTGACCTAGGGATAGTTCTTTTAATTATAAAAATATCACCGCTTTCAAGAACTGATCTGAGTATTAAATTTTGAATCTCGCTAAAAGTTTGAGATCTGGTAATATCACAATCTGTATTTTCTGCCCAATTTCTAAAAATTCGCTCAGCATTTCTTTCAAATTTATCAAATTCAAATTCATCTTTAAAAAATGGCTTTAGAACTTCACGATCAATATGAGATTGAACTTTTAAGCCAGTTCCAACCACATTGGTAACAACTGTATTTACAGCGCCACAGGCAAGAGGTGCGTTTCTAATTAAATCACGAGATCTTTCACGAAGCGCAGGTAAATCAGGCAATGTGACATTATCAGCAGAACCATCACTTATATCCCATGATTTAGTTTGTCTGCGATCACGCCTTGCGCCAACATAACCTCCAGCAATAGAAAGTCTGGCTCTGGCTTCTAATCTTTTTAAACCTTTTTCAGGGCTAAAATAAGATATGGTTTTATCTAGCCAGTTATCAGAAATTCTTAATTTTTTGCTCATGTTGGAGTTATTCCTCTTATTCTAATTCCGCCTCGTTTTTTTCTTTTAATTTGAACCAAAAGTCGCTTTTCTCGTTGTTCTAAAATTGCCAAATCTGCCTTTTTAACTCTTTGGCCATTATAGCTTGCTTCCTGAGCATTATTTAAAACATCCGAGATGGCTTGCTGCACTTCTGTTAGTTGTTCTTCTAAAGATTTCATTTATTGCAATTCTTGAAAAAGTATCATTTGGCACTATATTTGTAGTGTGCTTGCCATTTTAATTGCTCGATAACTTGCCGTTTCTGGCTAAAGGGACAGAACAATGGTGTTTTGTTGAGCGTTGGGCTTTTTCCCAGCAAATAATTTTTTAGTTAAATATGGCTACAAAAGTAAAATGCGGTCCCAGAAGGACTTCGAAAAAACCTGGACCAAAAACTGTGACAGTAAAACCTCACAAAAGGTCTACCCCTAGCAAATTACCAAAGTGTAAATAGTTAGGTTGGTGGCAAGCAACGCTAAATTCCTTTGCTGCGAACCCTTCTTGTTCGTGAAACTCTGCTAGTTTTTTGACTTTGAATATCAGGTTCAGATTCACGAAGAGGGATTTCTGCTAATTTTTTGGCAAGTTTGTTTAAATCTAATTTCCAATTTCGAACTAAACCACGAAGGGCTGCAAAAGCATAAACTCTACAATCTAACCCTTCAGTTGCCTGACCTTCTTTTCTTGGTTGCCAGCTTCTCACTGGTCTGCCTTTAACATATTTGGTTTTTACAACTTCACTTGTTACTTGGTTAAACCATTCTTGATCACGCTCTATTGGAAAATGCCAATAACCAGCACCTGATTTCTCAATTCTTAGGCGTTGCATTAAGGTTTCTTTGGCATCATTCACGCCAATTACATAAACTGGTTTTTTTAGCCTTTTATTTTGACTTGCTCTTACCGGCCAGATTGGAACGCCATTACCATTAGAACTTCCCTTTATGGCGAAGATTCTTTTATGCTTTCTTTCATCGCAGTAATTAATGACATGATCAGTGTAATGACCACCAGAATCCACCGCCACAGCAGTAATTGGAAAGTTGCCTAAATTTCTACTATGAATGAATGTGTGATTTAAAATCTTATCTAAATCACTCCATAAATCAGGAGTTGATGGATCGCCATAAATTACCTGATAATCAAGTGACCATGATTCTTCATCTTTTCCCCAACCAACAATTTCTAGCTCTAATCTATTATCTTGGACATCAACGCCAGCAGTAATAATCGCTACATCTTTTGGCAAATATTTACCAAAATTTTCTCTTCTTTTTAATAAGCCTGTTGGATCAATAGCTTCACCAGACATATCTTCCCAAGTTTCAGCTAATTTAGTATTTGTCCAAACTTGCAGCCTTGGTGGGTCTTTATGAACTTCAGCAAATTCCTTGGCAATATCGCCCCAGCTTACCCAACCATGAGGTGAGTAAAGTGATGATAAATGAAAAGATACGACCTTTTTATCGCTATTACTCGCTGTTGCTATCCATTTACCATTTTTAAGAATTTCTGCTTTTTGATGATCTTGCCAATGTGATTTACATTTTTTACATTC